GGCAGCCAATATCAATGCGATCTTCGCCCCAATAGGAAACAGCATGACGGGAACCGATGATGTAGATGATCTGCGGCCGCTGGTTATCTTGTATATTGGCCCCGTCGCCAATGCTGGCCCCGTCGCCAATGCTGGCCAAGCTGCCGATTCTGGCCCCGTCGCCAATGCTGGCCCCGTCGCCAATGCTGGCCAAGCTGCCGATTCTGGCCCCGTCGCCGATGCTGGCCCCGTCGCCGATGCTGGCCCCGTCGCCAATGATGGCCAAGCTGCCAATGCTGGCCCCGTCGCCGATGCTGGCCAAGCTGCCGATGCTGGCCCCGTCGCCAATGCTGGCCAAGCTGCCGATTCTGGCCAAGAAACCGATGCTGGCCCCGTCGCCGATGCTGGCCCCGTCGCCAATGCTGGCCAAGCTGCCGATTCTGGCATCGGGGTGAATGCTGATTCCACGCTTATCAAGCTCGGCTGTATTGGCATGGTCGAACTTTTCCCAGCCTTTCCCGAGTGTCCACAGATAAATATTGTTCATCTCAATCTCCTCCGGCGCATCAGCACCTTATGAGATAAGTATAACCCTACATGATGGATTATGCAAGTATTATTTCCAACTATTTTTTTCAGCGGTTTCCGCCGACGGCTTTTTGGATTGCCGCGTTGATGCGGTCGACTATGCCAAGCGGCACATCGTATTCACTCCAATACTCTGCGCACTCCTGCAGCTCCATGAGCACCTCAAGCAAATCTGGAGCGGCGGCAATCAATTTTGAGTTTGGCTCACGACAGGAAAAAGGCGGCCCGAAAACTTGTGCCACCGTTGTTTCGGCACTTTTGATGTATCCATGGCAATCAGTTACCCATGGTCCTGGCGTATGCTTTTGCTTTTCCATCACTTCCTCCGTTTCCTCATTGGTCGCCTGGCCGGCTTGGTCAGCTTGGCAAGCTCGGCGGCGCTCAGGTCAGACAGCGCACGGCCAGCCAGGCGGGTGTATAGCGTTGTCGGATTGATGCCACTCGCCCTGGCAAGCGCCGCTACGGTGCCCAGCCTTGGCCTATGCCGTCTTAGATCGTCAAGATCCTCCAGGGTGTAGTCATGCCAGTGCTTCAGCCCATACCGATCCAGCATTCTGCCCCTGATGGTGCTTTCAGGTACACCGACGCTGGCGGCAAAATCACGTATTGATTGCACGGCAAATATCCTCAACGCTTCTTGCAACTATATATTCATGCCCAAGCGATTCGACACGGGCCTGGAAGCGTTTCTGTGCATCGCTTTGTTTACCGTCCTCAGCTTTGACCTCGACGAACACAACCCGGCCAAGCAATACCACTACCAAGTCAGACGCGCCAGCCCGCAGTCCCATGCTGACCAACTGCATCTGCTGTACGGCTGACCGTCCATGTGCTTCGTTATTTATGGCAAAAAAATAATGCCCGCGATCTTGGAGCCACTTACATAGCTCGATCTGTAGCTTCGCTTCCTCGTGCTTCATCGTCTGGCCTCCAGTGCATAAAATCAGGTAACGTATCCTTGTAGAACTCTTTGCGCACTACCTTAGTGTATTTCCCATCCGGTATTGTCCAAATGGTATGCGGCCCCTCTATCTTCCTACCATTGGCAATCGACACCCATGCGTGGGCATCTTCACATGCCAGGACACCAAACGCCTTGCATTCTTTCAGATACCCGGATCGAAACTTGCTTTTCGGGAACACCCAATCATAGTAGTACTCACCAAGCCCGCATTCATACTCGATCTTCACGCACGCATCTTTCCCTGGCTTGCTGTGCACCGAAAACCACGTTTTGTTGACCTTGCGTTCGACTGGCACGATATCAGTCGATAACACTGGCGCATCAGATGCGACGTGTTCGATGTTCTTTTCTGGTACCGGAAACTCATAACCGCACGCTGGGCATTGCATGGTCGCAGCCGGCAGGATATAGTCGCAAACAGGGCAGCATTTGCTCGGCGGTATACCGTCGCCTTTGCCTGGCTTGCGGTCTGGATCTATCTTGTCGATCGGCCCGAACCGCATGCAATTGCCAGCGTAGTCAAGGACGACGCAGTTGTGGACTAATAATCCCTCAACAGTGAAACAATTTCTTGGTCCGGAATTGAGAATGTCCCATACACGCCTTTTGGTTTGCACGATTTCTTGTTGAATCTTTCTATGATATCCTGGAAAGACATCCCTTTTGAAAACATTGCAACCAAGGTTGAGTCGGCATACCGTATCTCTGGGTGTTCCATTCTGAATTTGTGCATCATTGGAGTATTCTGTTTTCTTCTTGTGTTGTTCATATTTGATTTTCTTTTCAAATATCTGATGTTCCCTATTTCGTAGCCTTTTGAATTGTCTATCCTGTCTATTTCCATATCCGGATGAATACCTATGTTTTCTTGGATATATATAGCCATCTCCAATGGAGTAGAGAATTTGAAAAGTATCCCTCTCCCGCCGTAGTTTTTGTATTCTCTGGTTTTTGGATTTGTGCATCTTTCTTTTGCTGATGAACATCTGCTGTAAAGCCATTTTGGAACACTTCTTGGGTTCCCGCATTTCCTGCACCCAGCTATATTTCTTTTCAAATTGGACATCGATACCAATTTTTCTTCTTCGCATCTCATGCACTTTACCAACATCAAGGCTCTCTTCTTTTCGTTCCGAAAAACCGTCCCTGATATAACCTTCAGATAATTGAATTCCATCCCGACCATTTCCGGTAACTCTGATGGGAATTTGTTTTTGGGAACACTCCCCAAAGGTGCGCCAACCTTCTTTGGTGTAGACTTTATGGTCTGGTGTTGCTGTGAGTCCTGCATATGTTATTACCTCCCTTTCCCCGCGTAATACTATACCATCATGACTTACATAAGTCAACCCATCCCATACCTTCATATATTTTTTTACATTCTGGATTTTTACTAAACCGTAGTCAGTTAAAACCATTTGGTCTTCCGCAATGCAATCTCTTTTCCCTTCTGCTCTACGCATGCCTCGGCCAAGGATCTGGATATGCAGTCCGGCGCTTTCGGTCGGGCGAAGGATTCCAATCATGTCAATCCTTGGATTATCGTACCCGGTAGTCAGTACTGCGACATTGACCACACATCTGGTTTCGCCTGACTTATGCCGCCTGATTATCTCGTCGCGCTCTTCCTTCGGCGTGTCGCCCGTTACCATTTCGGCGCTCACGCCATGCACCATCAGACAGTCAGTTATCTGCTTTGCATGATCGACGCCAATGGCAAAGACAATCCAGCATCGCCGGTCTGATGCCCTGGCTATCATATCCGATACCGCAATCTCGGTTATGTCGCCAGCCATGGCCGCCTTCTCAAGTTCCCCCGTGACGAACTCGGCCCCGCGATGCGCAACCTTTGAGGTATCAATTGTAACCTTGCCAGCCTTGGTCGTCAGATTCGACAGCCAGCCGTCAGCTATCAGCCGCAGGATATCGGCATTGTATGCCATGTGATGAAATATCCGGTCATCGCCTTTGTGTATCCAGCCGGTCGTCAGTCGGAACGGCGTCGCGCTCAAGCCAATGACGCGCATGTTCGGGTTCATCGTCAAAAGCATGTTGAGCGTCTTTTTGTATAGCGTGCCTTCTTCTGTGGACACGGAATGTACCTCATCAACGATTACGATGTCGAACGCGTCGCGCTTATGGATATGCTTGGCGATTGACTGGATGCCGGCAAACACAATCGGCTCATGCAATTCGCGCTTACCAAGGCCAGCGCTATAGATCCCGACAGGAGCCGATGGCCATAGATGCAAAAGTTTCTCGGCGTTTTGGGCAATCAACTCCCGCGAATGGACCAGCATCAAGATCCTGGCTCCCCACTGGCTATGCAGCCGCTCGACAAGCGCCGCGATGACCAGCGATTTGCCGGAGCCGGTCGGCAGACAAATAACATAGTTTCCAGGTATTCCGGCTGCCCATCCATCAAAAACAGCCTGGACGGCATCCTGCTGATAGTCGCGCAAAACCATACACAAACCTCTCTACTCAAGCCCGATGCAGGAATTGCACCCACGACATCCGCGATACAAAGGCGGCGTTCTGCTGCTGAACTAATCGGGCAATGGAGCCAGTCGGGGATGATCCGACTACGCAATGCGCAACGGCCGGAATTTATACTGCATTCTTTCCGTTGGCCCCGTTTGAAAGCGTCCGGGCGGAATTGTGACCCGGTGGCGGCTCGGGGCCGGCTGGCCCCGTTGGTTCCCACATGCCGCTCACGCACATCATCAAGCCCATTGGGCCTGGCAGGGCGCGACCCTGCTGCCGCATTACTCCTTCGGCCTCGCTTCCAGGCTGTTTATTTACGTCACTACAGCCATTAGGTGACGGCTAAAAAATCTCGTGTTGCTCAACCTGCTGCGCCGGCTGCGCTGGCTGCACAGACTCCCACGGCTTGCTCGTCGCCTGAGCAGTCACCGGTTGCGGCGCGGCAGCGGGCGCGGCAGGTGCTGCTGTCTTGGCAACCGGCTTCCAGCTCTTGATGACGTTTTGCGCATCGTAACCATCGGATGCCGGCTTGATGCCAACGGTAATCAACACCGGCCTGTTATGGAACTCGACAGTGTCGGTAGCATTGGGCTTTCCGGTGGCGATCTTGATGCTTGCCATCTCGCGCTTGGCAATCGCTACCGCCTGCTCGTTCCGGTTCCACAGATTCAAGTTCTGCCACAGCTTGCGCTTCTTGTACTTGCCGTCGACAATCTCGACTTCAAGCTTGATATACTTGCCGGTGTAATCCTTGGTCTGCTTGACCTCGCTTGCCACAATTACGGCAACATACTCGCCAACCGGGATCGGAGAAAAATCATCCTGCGGCTCAACGCCGTTCATGTCTACGTCTGCAAATCCTGCCATTATTTTACCCTCAAAGATTTGGTCTGCACCAGCTTACAGCCGGCGATTTCGATTCCGTCAAGTAACGCTTTCTTGAGTGCTGCCTTGTCTGCCTCAATCTTGACGCGTTGGTACTCAGCCGGCAATTTTTCTGCCTCAAGCATCATCTCGACTGACTGCGGATTGTTTTGGATGCGCACACTGAACAACGCACCGTCAACCTTGTCGACACCAATCGACTCCATCTCATACTGCATATACTCGCGCAGCCGCTCGATCTTGGCCTCAATGGCCTTCCTGCGAGTATCCAGCCTGGCGCGTTCATCGGTGATGGCGTCTGACTGTGCTTTAGCATTGGCAAGCACCATGCAGCAGTTCTCGATCTTCTCGGTCAGACTTACTTGCAGTCCAGCATATAGATCAGCAAATGCCTGGATGTCGTCGTCAGTATCCAACTCGATTGAATCGAGCGCCCGGAACTGGTCTTTGATTTCGTAGAGCTTCATTTTTTCAACCTCCCGACCACTGCTTTGAAAAACGCAATGGCATCGCGGTAATTCTGGCCGTGAACAGAATCACCATGGGTGGACTGCACCTTAGCCTCAAATTCAGCTAAGGTTCCCACGAAGCACCCGCACCAAATCTTGTCTTCCTCAACCCAGAAGAGTGTCTGGCGGCCTTCGCGGCCAATACCAGCGACTGACAAGATAGTATTGACCTCACGTCCGCCGATATTGCGCAAGTTGGCCCCGACCGAGCTGGCCTCGACCAAGCTGGCTCCGACCAAGTTGGCCCCGACCAAGCTGGCCCCGTCCAAGCTGGCCTCGACCAAGCTGGCCCCGTCCAAGTTGGCCCCGTCCAACCTGGCCCTGACCAACCTGGCCCCGACCAAGCTGGCCCTGACCAAGTTGGCCCCGTCCAACCTGGCCCCGTCCAAGTTGGCCCTGACCAACCTGGCCCCGACCAAGCTGGCCTCGACCAAGCTGGCTCCGACCAAGCTGGCACCGTCCAAGTTGGCCCCGACCAAGCTGGCCCTGACCAAGTTGGCCTCGACCAAGCTGGCCCCGACCAAGCTGGCCTCGACCAAGTTGGCCCCGTCCAACCTGGCCCCGTCCAAGTTGGCCCCGTCCAACCTGGCCCCGACCAAGTTGGCCCTGACCAAGTTGGCCCTGACACCATCCTCATTACCATCCAACCACTTGCGATGCTTGGCGATAATTTCGGCGAGTTGTTCAGTTGTATAAGTCATAAGTACACCTCGAACGGGTTCGCGTCCTTGGTGAACACCAGGTCTTGGTCGATGCCGAAGCGGTTCTTGCTGATGTGGCTGGCGGTCGGGTAGCAGGTAATGACGCGTTCGCCGGAATCAACCGCCCGCTTTTTGTCGCCTTCGCCGGTCGTGAACATCTTCAACTTGATGAACGCCACCACGTCAACATTGTCGGAATAATGGCTAATCGACTTGTTGTTCATGCGGATGGTGTAGCGCATGTACGGCTCTTGATCCGGGCTGTTGACCGTCTCGCTATCGGCGTGTGCGATGAAGACGATGTGCATGTTCCGTAATTCTTGGAGCTTCCGGCACTCATCACGCAGCCGGAAATGGAACCCGCTGACGGCGCTATGGCCAGCACCGTAGCCGCCAAGCGCTTGGTTGATGCCTTTGGCCTTGCCATCCATGGCAATGACTTCTTGCTCGGCGATGGTGTTATACTGCGTCACCGAGTCAATGACCAGCGTGCGGAAGTTATGCTTTTCCGTTTGCAGTGCCCGCACCTGCTCCAGGATCTCGTATGAGAACAACGAGACGGGGAACAGTGCGACATCGGGGCGATGCGCGATGGCCTGCGTGCCGTCCTCGGTCCGGCAGAATACCGGGTTCGGGAACATCGACGCCAGCGTCGTTTTCCCGAGCCCGCCTGACGATACCAGGGTGATGGTGATTGGCCGCTTCGTGGGGCTGACCAACTGATCGAGTAGACTCATATCTACCTCCTCTTTCCTTTTCTTTCTTGACTATATCATCGAATCGTGGTAACGTCAAGCCACAGGAGTAACAAAAAAAATGGAAAAGATTGGGTTCAAGGAAGCGGCAGAATTGATCGGCTGCACTGAGAAAACGCTTAAGGCCAGATATAAGGCGTGGGGCGTTCCATATTACAAGATTGGGTCAATGACCCGTTTCTCACCAAGGGAGGTGTATGGCTGGATTGAATCGAACGCGCACAATCGGCCTGTCACCACTGAGGAGTAACTCCATGGACGTACAAACATGGGTTGCGCAAAATATGCGCGTGGCCAGGGCTGGCACAGACAAAATAATCGTGCATTGTCCACTCGATGGTCACGAACATGGCGACGCTACGCCATCCGCCTGCGTATATCCCGATAATACATGGTTTTCGTGTATGAAGCATGGCGACATGCCATTGTCCGCCCTGGCGTCGCTACTTGGCGTCGATCCGCTGCCATACGAGAAACCGCAATCGAGCGCGGTGGCAAGATACGACTACTACGACCGCGGCGTGCTCCTGTATTACAAGGAAAAGTACGTCAAGCCGAATGGTGACAAGTCGTTTTGCTTTTTCGATTCCGATGGCAAGAAAGGCTTGAACGGCGCCAGGCGCGTATTGTATCGCGTGGACCAACTGCGCACGGCGCTCAAGCATGGCAAGACCATCTACATAACCGAAGGCGAGAAAGACGTTGACACGCTTGTCAATCTTGGCTTCATAGCTACCTCAAGCGACTCAGGCGCTTCACGACCATGGGGCGAGGAGTACTTGTCTGAGTTTACTGCCGGATCTCATGTGGTAATATGTCCAGACTTTGATGGCGTCGGCATCCAGTTCGCCACGGCCAATGCCGCAGCACTCAAGTCGCGCGGCGTCAACGTCAAGTGGCTCGACCTTGGCTACCAGATCACTGAAAGCCATGGCAAGGACATCTCGGACTGGATAACAGAAGGACACAAGCCGGATGAGATAAGCCGGCATATCACCAGCGAGTTCCGCGCAGTCCATCCAAACTTCAAGCTGAAAAAGCTATGCGAATTCAGTCTGTCGCCGCCTGACTGGTTGATACATGGCCTGATCGAACCGGACAGCCTGGCTATGTACTATGGCCCAAGCAACTCGGGAAAGTCATTCCATGTGCTTGATATGTCGCTGTGCGTCGCATCTGGAAAAGACTTCCACGGCAGAAAGACAAAAAAAGGCCCTGTCATATACCTGGCCGGCGAAGGTCATAAGGGCATCGTTAAGCGCACGTTCGCATGGTGTCTACACAATGGGATAGACATAGATGAACAAGAATGGTGGCTTGCTGAGCGTCCATTCGACATGATGTCAGATTCATCGGTCGGCGACGTGATCGCGTCAATTGATCATTATTCAAAATCACCGCCAGCTATGGTTGTCATAGATACCCTGGCGCGTAACTTTGGCGACGGCGACGAAAACGCCACCAAGGATATGGCCAGGGTAATCCGGTCAGCTGATGCAATCCGCATAAAATACCGGTGCTTGGTTATCATAGTGCACCACTCAGGCCATACCGAAGGCAGGGCGCGCGGCAATTCATCGCTGCGTGGCGCTATGGATTTTGAGTATGAGGTCAACCAAAGCGGCGACACAGTAACTGTCGTCAACAAAAAAATAAAGGATGGTGAAAAGCCGAGGCCGATGGCGTTTGAGTTTGTCAGCGTTGAGCTTGGGATCGAGAACCTGGCCTCCGCTGTGCTGAAACAGGTTGAAACGCTGGCTGACAAACAGGAAAAAAAGATCACTGGTGAGAACCAGAAAAAGGCGTTCGCGGTGCTTGAAAAGCTCTATGATGAGCAGAGGAAAAACATCGAGGCAAGCGGCATTGGAAGCGAACCGCTCGTGTTGATCGAGGACTGGAGGGAGGCGTTGAAGGCCGAAGGATTCGGGAGAAAGGAAATCATGAGGGCCAAAACAGACCTTGTAAAACACATGCTTGTGACCATAAACGAACCGCATATTATGATCGGAGACTCCATGGATGGCTTCTTGGAGGCCAATAAGTGACCGGGACAATTTCAAATTGTCCCGCCATTGTCCCGCCATTGTCCCGGGGTGCATTTAGTGGTATAGGGGCGGGACAAACGTCACAAATGCCTTAAGGCATGTGAGAATTGTCCCGCCTATACCCAGCACTTGACCGAAAAAAAATGTCCCGGGGCCCGTGACGGATTTTAGACCGGGGCAGTGTCCATGTGTCCCTGTTGACTCAATGCGCGTGATGTGCTATTATTGTCGTAAGGAGCCAAAAATGAAAATAGCATTTCCAGATGGTTCGGAGCGAGAGGTCATCAAGGCAAGCCATGCGTCAAAGCTCATTGAGTCTCGTGGCTTGAATCCCTGGACGTTTCTCAGGAACCTGACCAGGGAAAAAATTCCGTCGGTAAAACTTGGTGCGTCCAGATACGTCGAAGTCGCCATTGTCGATCAATGGACAGGATCGGTTGGCGGTATCAAAAGTGAGCCAATCTTCACTGGATATAATTTCTGATGGGGGAAGGATAGGAAGATGAGTAAAATTATTAGATTTTGTGGTGTGGATTTTCGCATTGAGGACCATGCGAGATGGGCAGCGTTTTTTCAGGTGGCCGGGGTCGAGTGGGAGTACCTTAAGCAGGGAGCATTATTTTTCCCGAACAAGTTCTGCGGGTTCTCATTCGCGGTGCTCACACCGAAGAACGTGTTTGAAAAGTCTTTTTCAGAAAAAAGGGCCATCATACTTGATGGCGAGCCGAGGCCGACCATGTTCTACTCATGGGAAGATGGATGCCTGCAAGACTATTCTTTCTGCGCCGGGGATTGTTCATACATTGCCGACAGTGGGAAAGATTGGGGCAGATACGTATGCTCAGGATGGGATAGGCGCGAGGACAATAGCGAATATTTCGGCGATTCATATATTTTTGCATGCAAAGTAGCCAATTCAATAAAGTTCAAAATTGTTTGACAATTTTTTTATGGCGGTTTATACTTGCAATCGGAGGATCGCATGAAGAAATATCGCAAGGTGCTGAACCAGGAAATCGAGCGCACGTTCGAGTTCACTGCCGATGACGTCAAGGCGTTGATCGCCAAGCGGGTGAGCGCTGCCAAAGCGGTGTCGTATACCATCACCATCAATGCCGACGGCTCGGCCGTTGCCGTGCTCAATCAGGTGCGGTGAGGGTTGCGGTACACTTCCGCGATCCGGATCAAAAATAGGGCCGTTTTGAGCGGTTATAGAGGATCTTGTATGAGATGGTGCGAATATGAAAACGAGAGACACATGTTCCATTCCTTCGGACTGTATGGGAATGAGTTTTCAAGATCATGCGCAATCATAGAAAATGCCCAAGGTGATATCAAAATGGTTGACCCTATGTCTGTAAAATTTTTGTTTCCATGGAAAAATTACGATGTGCCAGTGAAAAAAGATGGCAAGGTCCAGGAAGAGCCCGCTCCAAAAGCAGCGCCCAGTAGGCGGGTAATACCAAGGATTTAGGGGGGGGCGTCATGTCTGACTCTGCTAACAAGAGAAATACAAGCGGCCTGAGCAAGCCAGGGATGACTAATAACCCTAATGGTCGGCCTAAAACTCCCGAATCGGTGAAGCTGGCGTTCGCCGGCATGATGCCGCTTGCGCTTGAGGCCATGCGTGCTATACTTGATGGCTCGGACACCGAGGCCAGGGCATCGGACAGGATAAAGGCTGCTGATATTGTGTTCGACCGCAATCTCGGGAAAGCCGTCGAGACTGTCAACATGGAAAGCCAGGTCAACTACGTTGACACAAGCAAGCTGACAGAACAACAGAAGGACGTTTTAGTTTCCCTCGCAATCACCAACATTGACAATACAAACGAGATGTAGTATCTTGTCTGTATGGGTGTAGTTTACTGCGCAACAAACAAAATCAACGGGAAAAAATATATAGGCTTTACGTCTATAAGTTTGAAACACCGTAAGGGCCAACATCTCGCGGCAGCACAAACTGAAAATGGGGCATCATTTTTCCATTATGCCATAAGAAAGTATGGCGCCCATAATTTTGAATGGGAAGAAGTTTTCACATCTGATGATGTTAGAGAACTAAAGGCTATGGAGAAAAGTTTAATTTCTGAAAATAAATCCTTACGTCCAGGCGGTTATAATTTAACGCATGGAGGAGAAGGAAATGTTTTGACAGAAGAAACAAAAAGAAAAATAGGTGCTGCAAATAAAGGCAGGAAGCCAACACAATACTGCATTGAAAGGGCTTTGGAATACTGGAAAACTCATCAAGTATCAGAAGAAACAAGGAAAAAATTACGCGGGAGAAAGGTTGTAATCTCACAGGAGATGCGCGATCGAATCAGTAAAAAACTGATGGGACATAAACATTCAGAAGAAACAAAAAGAAAAATAGGCGAAGCAGGCAAAGGTAAAAATACTGGCAAAAACAACCATAAATCAAGAATGGTAATGTGCGTTGAGACTGGCCAGGTATTTGAAACATTGACAGCTGCCGCAAAACATTGCGGCGGAAGTATTGAAAATATATATAGGTGCGCATCTGGTAGAAATAAGACTGCTTTTGGATTCAAGTGGGAATATGTTGAAAAGGAATAATATTTTAGGCGCACTTGTAGACCTTGGCAGATCATCATTTTATCACTATTGCAAAATGCGACTGCCAACTGTCTATACCGAAAAAAGGCCGCACCTTCGTATCTTATGCAAAGAGCTTCAATCTTTCATCGAATCAGATACAGAACAAAACCTGATGATATGTATGCCGCCGCGATTTGGTAAATCAACATCGGTGCAGCTTCTTACTGAATGGTTTCTTGGAAAGAATCCAAGGAAATCTGTAATCACCGCAAGTTATAACGAAATGCTATCGAGCAGATTTTCAAGGGCTGTGAGAAATGGTATATCAGAAAAAAAAGTTAGTGGATCAAATAGGCTTGTGTTTTCTGATTGGTTCCCTGGAATAAAAATAAAGGACGGCGATAGCTCAGCTCAGATATGGAGCCTTGATGGTTCATTTTTTTCATACTTGGCAACTAGTCCTGGCGGGACGGTTACTGGCGTAGGTGCATCAGGATTAATGATAATTGATGACCTTATAAAGAACGCCGAAGAAGCATACAATTTGCGTGTGCTCGACGAGAACTTTGCATGGTACTCAAACACAATGCTATCAAGATGTGAGCCAGGGTGTAAAAAAATCATAATTATGACAAGGTGGGCGACGAATGACATCGTCGGGAAACTTACCGCTTTGGAGCCAGACAACTGGCGCGTTATAAAAATGCCGGCCAAGAATGACGATGGCACAATGCTGTGCGATGACATCCTGAGCGCAGCCGAATATGAAGACAGGAAAAACAAGACCGATCCGGTTATCATTGCCGGCAACTATCAACAGGAGCCATACGACAACATAGACAAGCTGTATGGTGAATTGAAAACGTACCAACCTGGCATGGTTCCAGATGGCGGCAGAATCGAGGCGTACATCGACACGGCAGACGAGGGGCAGGACTACCTTGCCGGCGCCGTGTATCGAGTCGTGAACAATACAGCGTATGTGCTCGACATGGTGTATACTCAAGATCCGATGGAAATAACGGAAGGCCAGGCTGCCTTGATGTTGTCAAACAATCGGTGCCAGGTTGCCTATATCGAGTCAAACAATGGTGGCCGCGGGTTCAGCCGGAACGTGGAACGCATTATGCGTGAGATTGCAAAGTATTCGAGCTGCCGCGTGGTGTGGTTCCACCAGGGTGCTAACAAAATGGCTCGGATATTGTCAACGGCCACCAATGTGTGTAATTCTGTAATCATGCCGCATGATTGGCACGAAAGGTGGCCAGATTTCCACCGACATGTTATCATGGCAGGAAGGAATGCAAAAATGACGCATGATGACTTTGCGGACATGCTTGCCGGGATAGTTGAGAAGTCTCTAACATCAGCCAAGGTGTCGGTGCCGTCAACTGACATCCGGGGCGCGTTTGCAGTATAAGGGGGCAATATGACCACCGACCAAATCAAGAAGTACGTCGATAAGATCCAGTCCAATGCCGGGCGGTACAAAGACCAGAAGGCATACGCAATCGGCAATAACGTGTCAATCTACCGACCGCTGCCGAAGTCGTCGCCGGATAACCGCAAGCCGATCCCGTTTGCCCGCAGGGCCGTGGCCATGATCAAGGGATACATGGCAAAGCCGGGCAATATCGTTTATACCGGCGAATACTACACCAGCACGCTCGCCGAGATTTACAACGCCAACGACGAAGAAATCATCACGGCAAACGAGTTCGAGGATGCGCTTGTGCACGGCTCCTGCTACGAACTGCACTGGATGACCGAAGGCGTCAAATATTTTTACCCGGTGCCGGTTGAGCAAGGCTGCCCGGTGTACTCCGACGACCTCAAGCCCAAGTTGATCGCCTTCGTCTGGCACCGGGTGCTTGAAGACGAGACCGAGATTGCCACTTGCTACGACGACACCTACGCCCAGGATTTCGTCTACAGCAGCCAGGCCGGCAAAAAGACATGGATAGCCCAAGAGCCGCAGCCCCATGGTTATGGCGTGGTGCCGGTCAATGTCGGTCAAATCGACCGCGACAAGCGCAATCTCTTCGACCATGTGTTGCCATTGATCGACCTATACGACAAACTCATGTCCGAGGATATTGGCAACGAGCTTGAGCGCTTCAATGCGGCGATCATGTTGATGGCCAATCGGATTGATGCAACCAGCACCGACGAGACTGGGCGAACGATGGTTGACCGCCTTAAAGAATTGCGGCTGCTTGATGGCGTGGCCGAGGACGGTACCGATGTGCGTAACAAGGTTGCATTCGTTGGCCGCGATATCCCGACCGCGTTTATCTCGTTCGCATCAACTCAGATTGAACGCTTGATTTACGAGATGTTGATGATCGTCAATCCGAATGACGACAATTTCGCTACCGCTTCCGGCGTCGCCCAGGCGTACAAGCTGCTTGGCATGGAATACTTGTGTGCCAGCATCGAGTCTTATTTTGGCATGTTCCTGCAAAACCGGATCAAAATAATCTCCGGCATAGACTCGACCATCAACGGCACGTCTGGCGTCAACGACGTATCCATCAGCTTCAAGCGAAATCTGCCACATAACCTGACCGAGATTGCCGACAACATGGCCAAGCTGACCGGGCTGGTCAGCACCGAGACCTTGCTTAAGATGCTACCAACGTCTGTCGTGCCAGACATCGAGGAAGAGCTTGAACGGATTGAAGCGTCGAAGCCGGAGACGCCATTCTCCGCGCCTGAAATAGCCGACCAGGACGAAGACGAGTACGAGGCACAGCCATGATGATAGCCACCAAGTTTGACATTGGCGATGTGGTAAAATGCGGCCCGCATATCGAAGCCAGGATAACAAGAATAATCGTCGGAATGTCACTAACGTATATTGTAAGCTATTGGGTTGATGGTCATCCATGCGAATACACCGCTTATGATTGGGAGCTTTCGTTAGTCGAAAAGGCCGAAGATGCAAACGTCTGATTTCGAGGAGCTATTGCGCCGCCACCAGAAGATGGTGGACAAAGATAACGCCATAGTCGAGAAGCGCTTGGCGCAAATGTACGCCGATTCGTACAGGAAGGCCGCCGCCGACTTAGCCACGCTGTACGCCCGGCTCGGTGACAAAATGAGTCTGCCCGAGGCGCAAAAGTACAGACGGCTTGAAGCAGTGATGAAGTCGATTGCCAAGGAATACCAGACCTTGACTGGCAAGTCGATTCTCCTGGCGGTCGATACCTCAGCCCAAAACTACTCCGAGGCTTTCTATGGCTTCCGATGGGCGGTTGAGCAATCAATTGGCGTTGATCTTACGTGGGGCGTGTTGTCCGTTGATGCGCTTCGGGCATCGGTATTCTCTGAAGATTCTGGCCTGACCATCATCAAGACGTTCCGCAAGAACTCACGGCAAGCGCTTGCGGACATCCAGTCAATCATCACCCGTGGAATTGCGACCGGAGCCGGCTACAAGAAAACTGCGCAAGAGATGCAGGGCGCATTTGTGCGCGGGTACAATGACGCAATCCGCGTTGTGCGCACCGAGGCTGGGCGCAATTATACAGAAGGCTATCTTGCGTCATATGATGAGGCCAATTCCATGGGCATCGACATCAAGAACAAATGGTCAGCCGCAAAGGATGACCGCACAAGAACTTCACACGGCGCGCTTGATGGACAGCTTGAAGACAAGAACGGCAATTTTAGGTCAATTCTTGGCTCGGTAGGCCCTGGCCCAGGATTGCTCCGTGGGCCTAACAGTGCCGCCGATATAATTAACTGCCGGTGTCGTCTGGTCGGTGTAATTGAAGGCATAGCACCAGAATATGTGCGCATCAGGGGCGAGGGCATTGTGCCATATCAGACTTTTGCCCAATGGGCCGAGCCGCAAGGATGGACGCGAGAATCCGGCTGGCCTCGGGTGAAATTATTATGACTTGCAAAAAATAAATATATGCCATATTCTATATATGAGAATCACTATATCGGATGAGTCTGATATGGTGAGGAGGAAAAATGAGTCTGTTGGATTTCGTAAACGATCTTCCCGAAGACAAGAGGAAGGCATTTTCGGATGAGGCGGCCAAGTATGCCGATCTATCGACCATCGACCGGAACCCGGAGTTTCAGCGGCAGCTTAGCCTGAAGCATGAAACGACCATGGCCAATTTCATGCGGGACAAATTGCCCGGCATGATTGACGAGGAAGTCAAGAAGCGCGGTACCAAGCAGCCGTGGGAAATCGAGATCGAAAACCTCAAGCGCGAGAATGCCGAGAAGGATCGCTTGATGGTTTTGAAGGAACGCAAGTCGCAGGCACTAGCCGAACTTGCTAAACATGGAATTGACCCTGACCTGGCTGATTTCGTCATCACTGACGACGAAGCCAAGTTCAAGGCTAATATAGACCGTCTCGTGGGCAAGATGACCAGCTTCCGGGATGATGCGATCAAGACCGAAAAGGAAAAGATTTATAGCACCAACCCGCCCCGTGGTGGATCGCAGACCGGTAAAAAGATGAGCGAAGAAGCCTTCTCCCGGCTGACGCCAAAGGAAAGAGCGGCCTTCATGGCCGACGGCGGTTCCCTCGAATAGGAGATAGAAAATGGCTAACGTATTTACCGCCATCCAGCCCCAGCTTTACAGTGCTGCCCAGGAAGTCTCGAATGAGCCTTTCGGCGCAGTTGCCGCCGTCAATACCTTTTTTGATGACAAAGGTGTTGCCGTAGGCGATACCGTCAAGGTTCCCGTCGCTCCCAAGGCGACCACCTCCGCGTTCACCCCGGCCATGACCCCGACCGCTGGCACCGACGCCACCGCTTCCGCCGTGTCCGTTGCCATCACCGCTTCCGACAAGGTTTCCTGGAACCTGACCGGCGAACAGGTTCGCAGTCTGGAAAACGGCGGCAATCAGACCGAATGGGTGCGCCAGATGGTTGCCCAGGGTATGCGTGCCTTGCGCAACAACATCGAGGCCGCTGCTGTCCTGGCCATCCGAACCGGTGCTTCCCGTGCCTACGGTACTGCCGGCACCACTCCGTTTGTCTCCGACCTGTCGGCCTTGACCAATGCCCGCAAGATCCTCCAGGACAACGGCGCCCCGCTGGCTGACCTCCAGTGCATCGTTGACACCGCCGCCAATCTCAACCTGCTCAACCTCGGCATCATCCAGCAGGCCTATCAGGCCGGCAGCGACGCCGAGCGCCGCAGCGGCATGGTCGCCCGGCAGTTTGGTTTTGCCATCAACGCCTCGGCTCAGATTAGCACTGTGACCAAGGGCACCGGTGCGTCCTATGTGACCTCCGGCTCTACCGCTCCCGGCGTGACTGACATTGCCTTGGTCACTGGTACTGGCACCGTCCTGGCTGGCGACGTTGTTACCTTCGCGGCCGACACGGCCAACAAATACGTCGTCAACACTGGTGTTGCTGCCCCTGGCACCATCAGCCTTGGCCGCCCCGGCGCCCGCGTGACCATCGCCACTGCCAATGCCATGACCATCGGCAACAACTTTGTCCCCAACCTGGCCTTCGAGCGCTCGGCTGTTGTTGGCGTGATCCGCCCGCCCATCATCCCGGCCAACCCGGCTATCACCCAGACCATCATCTCCGACCAGTACGGCATGAGCTACTTGCTCTTGCAGATCGCTGGCTACGGCATGACAACCTGGGAGCTGCACGCTGCCTACGGCTTCAAGACCGTGAATCCTGAACACGTCGTGCTCATAATGGGCTAAGATCGACAAGCCCCGGAGCAATCCGGGGCTTTTTCAAAGGGGTGAACCATGGCGGCTGGCGTTTGCAACTTACTGATCCAACAGGGCGAGACTTTTTCCCGGCTCATCACCATCAAAGACGGCCAGACCGTGCCGCAGCCTATCAACTTGACCGGCTACACCGCCCGCGCATCGGTGCGGCCTACTGCTGACAGCACGACTATTACTTGCGCCTTCCTTTGCACTTTTGACCCCGACCGGGCTACCGGTAAAATAACCATTAGCCTGACCGATACGCAAACTTCGGCAATCCCAACCACCGGAAAAACCGCATACGACAAATATGCGAAATATCAGTGGGACATGGAAATTGTTGACAGTCTTGGTAGTGTGATTCGCTTGCTCAATGGTGGCGTCGAGGTTAGTCCTGAGGTAACCCGGTGAGCGCTGACGTTACCGTCATAGTCAATAGCTCAACCGATATCACTGTCCAAGTTACCGAACAGCCGGTGATATCGGTAACGGTTGCGCCGGATGCGCCGATATCTGTCGTCACTGTTGGCACACAAGGCCCAGCAGGGCCTCAAGGCGCTCAAGGCGAGATTGGCCCTCCTGGTACTACTACATGGGATGGCATAACTGACAAGCCGTCAACATTTACGCCAACTGCCCATGGCAACGAGTCGCACACTTCGGTGTTCGTGACCACGACTGACCCGAGATTGTCTGATGCCAGGACTCCGACGGCGCATAGTTTAAGCCACCAATCGGGTGGCACTGATGTGCTGAACCATAACAGTCTTGGAAGTTTGAACTCCGGAAATTATCTGCATTTGACGGCGGCAGAAAAAGCGGCGATGATGCCAGAAGCACCGATTGATGGGAAAACTTATGGTCGCAAAAACGGCGCATGGGCCGAGGTTACAGGCGGCGGAGGTGGCACATTGGCAACAGTAACAGGAACGCTTGATTTCGGAGCAGGTGGTGTATCGGCGCAGGTGGCGGTATCATATCCAGCCATCACTGCTACCACCGTCATTTCGACCATCGAGTATACGAATAAACTTGAAGAAGTTTTGATCCAGGACATGAAAATCAAAGAGGTATCCCGATCCGTTGGCGTAGGATTCACCGCGATGGGATTCGCACCGCAAAAGGCTGCCGGGACATACAATTTCCGGGCAATCATACAGGAGTAGAAAATGGCCATCCAATTAACCGACAATACGGCAGACCTTAACGGATTGTCTGTCAATACCGATCATGAGGCGCTGGTAGCGCTGAATCGGGATAGCGCTAAAAGCGGCTTTGTTTCAGTGGCATCCGAGAAAGGCGTATTGCCGAATGGCACTCGAATAATGCGTGAGCTGGAAGTCAGCGAGGACTACCAGCTACGCATCGCCGAAGACAATATCCTGTTCAATGAATACCCGACCGGCACCGCACTGAACACCTCAACCTTGTCCACCCGCGTCACTACTCAGACTGTGGTTATTGGATCGAACCGTTGGGAACTGAACTCAAGCGGCATCAACACGATTAACACTGGTTCGATGCTGCGCACCAACCGTACGTTTCCTTGGTTCAAAGCTAATGCACTGTACGGCGAGTGCGCTTTGGCATGGACTGCGCCCCCGGTGGCGAACTGGGTGGCTGAATGGGGTTTCATCAATACAACTTCTGCAATTGCGGCTATCACTGACGGCGTATTTTTCCGTATTATAAACGGCACATTCCGCGGCGTGGCTTGTAACAACAGCGTTGAGACGTATGTTGATCTGGGTGCGCTTCCGGCATTCGCTGATGTGCATGACTTCGCAATTGAAGTATGTCAGGATGTTGTGTACTTCTGGGAAGAAGGCACCTTGCGTGGTAAGGTTGACATTCCGGCCACTCAGTTTGCACCGATGGCGCTTGCACAATGCCAATTTGCAATCAGAACCTACAATGGTGCTGTTATTCCTGCGACCGCTATCAAACTTCAAGTATCAGCCATGCAGATTAGCAACGGTGGCGCGAACTTCAACCGGCTCTGGTCGCACGTCCGTGTCGGCATGGGTGGTGGTGCGTATCAGGTCCCGAGCGGTGCGACCGCTGGACAGACTGCCAACTGGACTAACTCAGCGGCCGTCACTGCGGCTACCCCTACCAATACAACTGGTGCATTTTCTGGACTTGGTGGACAGTTTGCTTGTAATGCCACTGCCGCCGCCGATACTGATTTGCACGTCATTCGGTATTCAGTGCCGGTTGGCAGTACACTGGTAATTCGCGGCTGTTGGATTGATACCGTCAACTTGGTAGCGGCGGTTGCCACTACGGCTACTGTTTTGCAGTGGGGCATCGGTGTTGGCGGGACTGTTGACCAGCTTGCCGGCGCAGAAGATGCGGTAGGCGTCAAGATTCGCCGTGCGATCGCGTTGGGCATTCAGCATTGGGCTGTTGGTGCGGCAGTAGGTGCGCCAGCCGCCAGGATTGACGTAAAGTTTGACGATCCGCTGGTTATACATGGCGGTGAGTATGTGAGTTTCTTTTACAAGGTTTTGGTTGGCACTGCAACCGCTACCGAAGTTTTCCGTGGCGTGATTGGCGTGAATGGATTCTTTGAATAAAGGAGTTGGTCATGGCAATCATCACGACTGACGAAGTAAAGACATTCTTGCAAATAACCGACTCAAGCAAGGACGACTTGATCGATGCCCTGGTACCAGTTGTTGACAGCGACATTACGCAGTACTGCGGAGTGTCGCCAACGGCAGCCGGAGCCAAGATCCCGGCAGCCATGATGGTTGGGTATCTTATGACTACCATGGCAGGCGGCGGGGCGTCGATTGGCAACAAGTCCGAAAGCCAGGGCGAATACTCGTATACCAAAGAGGAAACGCGAGGCTATCCGCTGTCTGTCATGATGATGCTCGACCGCTATAAGGTGCTCGTGCCGCGATATGGCTCAAAGATGCAGCAGCCGCGTGATCGTCGAGGCGAAAGTATTTCCGCCCTGGCGGCTGACAAATATGCTGACGGCGTTGATGGGATTGTCATAAAATGAGAATAAAGTTCAACGATGTCAGGATGTCATACTATAGCGCGACCAGGTCGGTATCGGCTGACGGCATACTCAAAGACACCTATGCCAAGGCATTTGATTTCATGGCTGATTTGCAGCCGATTGGCAGCAAGTTCATCCCGGCAGAATACGGCATCGACTCGGCAACGGCTGAGGCCAAGAAATTGTTTCTTGACATGGAATCAATTGCCATCGGCGGGGTTATTGCAATATATGGAAAATCGTATATAGTAAAAGCGTTACGCACATGGTATAGCCATCAAGAGGCTATAATCGAACCGTATGGAGTAGTACTGCCATGACGATGGACGAGCAGTTGAAAAAACTACGAGCTGACTTCAAGTTATACGGCGTCAAGGCCGACACCGCTGTTGGTGAAGCCATGATCAAGTGCGCCATCTTGGTAGAGGGCCAGGCAGCGGAGCTTGCTCCGGTGGATACCGGATTGCTCAGAAAATCAATTAATCATCGCGTACGAAAGACCAGCGGCGGATACATCGGCGAAGTCGGCACCAATGTCGAGTATGCGGCCTTCCAGGAGTTTGGCACGTCGCGGATGGAGCCGCAACCGTTCCTCACGCCGGCGCTCAAGATGAACCAGACGAAAATCAACCAGATTCTCGCAGCCGCTATCAGGAAGGCAGCTAAATGACAGACACCAAAACCGCGCTGATGACATTGCTTACCACTGACCCTGGCGTATCAGCGCTGGTGCCTGCTGGCAGGATCTATCAATCCTGGCCGACTTCGTTTGCTACCTTGCCGCTGATTACATTTACTGAAATCAACAACAGCGTCGAGGATGAGGACTACGCCGACGACGTAACAATCAGCGGCACATCTGAAATGCAAATAAGCGTGTTTTGCACACCGCAAACAAGCACGACGCCGATTGTTTTGGCGCTCAATGCCGCGATGGAAGGCGCACTGTGGAACCGCGATTACTCGGGGGATTTTGTCGAAAAAGACACTGGAATACAGCAAAAAGTTTTGCGGTATTCAAAGAGGATTTATGAGCCATAATCTTGTCCGCATGGCGTGGCTTGACCTCCACAGGCTGCGCCATGTCGGGCATTTTAATTACTTGTGATTTATGCCTTTAATGGTGTAAAATATAGGAAACAAGGAGGCCAATCGTGCCACTTAACAACAAACCGGCGATAGGCTTGCGGAAAATCCGCTACGCCGTAATGCTGACGGACAACGCGGCAGACAGCGTTCCAACCTACGATACCATCTATAATCTGCCAGATGCTATCCGGCTGTCGTTCAATCCGAACAGTAGCCGCACCAATCTCTTTGCCGACGACGGTATTGCCTTTACCGGCGTGTCGTCCATCGGTGAAGGAACTCTGACCCTGGAAACTGCCGACCTGACCCCGGATCACGAATCCCGGTTACTCGGCAACAGCTACGCCAGCGGCGCGTCGGTGCTCAAGACCAGCGACCAGCCGGCCTACGTTGCCATCGGCGGCGAAATGCTGCTCGATACCGGCGCGTATGCCTATGTCTGGTTCTACAAGGTTAAGTTCAGCGTCCCGACCAGCGAAGATACCACCAAGGGCGCGAGCGTCGAGTTCCGCACCAAGAGCATGGAAGGTTCGACCTTGAAGCTGAACAGTACCGCCAATCTCGGCGCCGTCCGCATCAAGACCCGCACCGATGACCCGGCTGCTTCGTCCACCTTCTTGACCAACTTCTTCACCACTGTTCCGTTCGCCACCAGCGACCTCAACGCCGTGACCGTGACCGCTGCTGCTGGTACTTCCGGCAAGATCGTGTTCACCTTCACCAAGGCTGGCGGCGGCAACATCACCCTCAACGAAACCACATTTACCGCGTCGAACATCTACGTCAGCATCGACTCGACCGGTGCATTGGTCACACCGTCTGGATGGGTGTTTGGCACTGGCGGAGCCGCGCCGACTCAGACCGCGACCGCTTCCGGCTTTACTGCCGTCAAGCACGACTACGTTGTCACCTCGGGCATCAAGGACGCATCCGGCGTTGGCTGTACCGCCAAGGCTGGCAGCGTAACCGTAGTCTAAGGACTAATCGCATCAACACCCTGGCCCAATCGGGCCGGGGACTTTTTACCATAAATGGAGGAAAATTATGGCAAAAAACACCGAGAATATCAGGCCGAAAGGCGTCCGAATCGTGCTCGACCGCGAGCGGCATATGCGGTTTTCGTTCGCGGCGCTGGAGTACTTGGCCGAGAAATATGGCGATCTTCATACGGCGTTTTCCAAGATGCCGACGGGTGGCGATGGCTTAGGCCGAGAATCTGTAGCGGCAATCGTGGATTTCACCTACGCTGGCCTCATGCACGAAGATGGCAGCTTGACCCGCGATAAGGTTGCGGAGATTATTGACATATCCATGGTCAACGAAATTGCGTCTGCCATTGTTGAGTCGATTACCGGCAGTCTCCCGGCTGCCAAAAAGGCGGAAAATGGAAACCCTCAGTAGCGACCGATGATAAGCATGGATGGCCATGGGAATACCTGTACACCATGGCCACAGTTTACTTAAATCGGTCGGATAGTGAGTTTTGGGCAATGACGCCGCGCCAGTTGGTAGCGCTGATCGATCAGTGGAAGGAGATCGAAAAAAACCGGGATATATTGAAGGCGTTTGTAGCGAACGGCGGGAACCTGAACGAAGTAGGCCATAAAGAGGCAAAAATAACCGGCGACCAATGGTTGCAATTATAGGGGCAATTAGATGGCTGAAACGATATCTGAATTAGTCGTAAAAATCTCGGCGGAAAATGCCGAACTTAAAAAGAAACTTGATGAGTCCGTCAAAGAGGTTGACAAGTCGTTTGTCGAGATCGGCAAGATCGTCGCCGCTGCCGGCGCATCCGTTGGCGTGTTTGGGGAATTACTCAAAGGCATTGAGTTTAATAAGGCCGCCGAGCAAGCCCAGGTATCGTTCGAAGTCATGCTTGGCAGCGCCGAGGCTGCCAAGGCAATGCTTGCCGAGTTGAAAGACTTCGCAAACAAGACGCCGCTTGAGTTCAAAGACATTCGCGACGCAACGCAAACTCTGTTGCAGTTTGGCGTTGATGGCAACGAAGCCGTCGCCATGGTCAAAATGCTCGGTGATGTGTCGAGCGGCAACGCTGAGAAACTAAAAAGCTTGTCGGTCGTAATGGGTCAAATCCAGGCAAATGGCAAGCTCATGGGCGGCGACTTGCTCCAGCTCGTTAACGCCGGGTTTAACCCGCTCAAGGAAATCAGCGAGACTACTGGCGAAAGCATGGAAAGCCTCAGAAAGAAGATGGAGAATGGCGCCATCTCGTCTGATATGATAACTGAGTCTTTCAAACGTGCAACGTCAGAGGGCGGCTTGTTTTACCAGATGCTTGAAAGACAAGCTGAGACCCTGGCTGGCAAGCAATCAACCCTCAATGATGCATATGAGACTTTCCTTGGTGCTTTGACGGAAGCGTTCACCGGGCCGCTTAAGAGCGGAATCACGATCCTCACCGATCTGCTAAATGTGATGACCGATTTGCCGCAACCGGTGCTTGCTGGCGCTACTGCCTTTGTGGCGCTTAGCACTGCGCTTGGTGCCGCACTGGCAGCAGCCAAGGCGCTCGGCATTGGACTCCCTGCGGCGTTTGGCCCAGTCGGACTCGCCATAGCCGGAGCCACGGCGCTTTTTGCTGGTCTTGCCGTGGCTATTGGTGAAAGCAAAACACAGACTGAAAACCTGCAACTCGCCATGCAGGGATCGTCAAAGATCACTGCCGACGAAGCTTTGAAGTCCTTGAAGATTGAACAGGACATGATCCAAAAAAGGATCAAAGAGCTAAGGCTCGGACTTGAGGAGGAAAAGTCCTTTGGTAATGAGCGCAGCGCATTGGCTAAAAGCTACGAAGAACAAATAAAAAAACTCACTGACAAATTAAAAGAAATTGGAAAGCTCCAAGTAGAATATCAGAAGAAAACCGCCGAAGGCATGGCGCAGGAATCGAAGGCGGCTGCGGCTGCGGCCAAGGCAGCCGAAGAAAAGGCCGAAAGAGATCGGAAGGCAAAAGAGGCTCTCGACAAAAGAACCAAAGAAGAAGACGAGTATTATGATTTTGTGTCAAAACTCGAAGACCAGCATACCGAGGAGTTCATAGCTCATGAGCTTGACAAGCTCGATGCTCAAATTAGGTCAATCGAAGAGATGGAGGCCGGCTCTAACGCCTGGCGGGCGAGGGAGAAAAAGGCCGAAGAGGAAGAACTTAGATACAACGTTAAGCTGGCTGATGAAGAGTACGAAGCCCAAAAAGCTATACTTGAAAAAGAAGAAAAAGATCGCGAAGAAGCAGAGAAAGAACGGCGGAAGATGCAGGAGGAGACCGTCAAGATTGTTGTCGGACTTGCCGATCAGGTCAGCGCATTGTTTTCAACAATCGGCGGCAAGGGCGGCGAAATCATGGCCACCTTTGCATCGCTTGCTGGCAATGTCATACAAATAATCGCATCAAAAGGTGCAGACACTCAAGCTATTTTTGGCGCAATACAGACCGCAATCAAGCTTGCGTTTGAGGACAACGAAGCTGGAGCCGAAGCGTTCAAAGCCAAGCTCGATGAAATGGGCAAGGTGCTTCTTGAAGCCATCGGCCCGGCGCTTGATGTTATAATGACGTCACTTGAAGGCATGCTGCCGATACTTCAGCTTGTTAGCGAAAGCATGAAGTTACTCAAGCCATACTTCCAGGCTCTGGCAGATATTTCTGCCGGCGTCAACAATGCCATGGGTATGCTTGCAGACCTGATTTCTGGCAATGACAAAAGCCTTGAGGCAAGATGGAAGCTTTTCACCGATGGTGTGGCGGCAACATTCAATGGCCCATTCGGCACAGGGTTACGATTGATTCTTGCTATACTCACCGGCGGCGCGTCTGAATTGGTTGCAAGTGCGCTATCAGGAGGCAACACGCTCCCGGCTCACGCATCCGGCACCAGTTTTGCCCCTGGCGGCTTGTCGCTTGTCGGCGAACAAGGCCCGGAGCTTGTCATGATGCCGCGCGGCGCACAAGTCAAGACAGCGGCGGAAACCCGTGATATCATGTCCGGGACTGGTGGCAGAACGATTTCGTTTACGTTCAATTCCCCCCGTGAATTGTCGCCATCTGAAATGATGGAACGTTCCAGGGAAAGCGCCAGGCGATTGGCATTTGAAGGGGCTTTTTGATGCGCAAGTTTACTTTCGGTAGTTTCTTGATCGGGCATGGCAGCGACTATTGCATCGAGTCGGTCGATGGCTTGAGCGAACCGGGCATTGTCTGGCAGGAACAAAAAGCGCCGTATCAGGATGGCGCGACCTATATTGATAACCTGTTCGACGTGCGCGAAATCGTGGTCGAGGGATCTATTGTTGCGTCAACCTTGAGCGCGATCAACACCGCCAAAGATACCATGATACGGGCGCTTAATCCTAAAAACGGCCAGGCATGGTTGCAGTACGATGCCGATGGCGTATCTAAACGCATCATGGCTGTTGGCTCGGTCGTTTTTGGCAACAAGGACTACCAGGAGTCGTTCCAGAAATTCCAGGTTACTTTCCGGTGCGGCGATCCATTGTGGCAGGATTTGACGGCGGATAGCATCAATTTGCCTACTCAGGCTACGAGTAATTTTTACACTCTCTCGGAGGCTGTAAAATTTCAAACAATTCTCGAGCGGCAGAATGGCAATCTTTTTATAACATACACTACAACTATTGGCGGAATTATTAAATCACAAGAATATAATGGATCCTCTTGGTCGTCTCCGGTAACAATAGCGTCGGCAAAACCTACGTATGAAAGTTCTTTTGACAGTAGATCAATTGAAATGTCAAATGGGAATATACTTCTGTTATATAGTGGTCTTGAATCAATGGATTCAGTATATAAAACAAAGTATAGAATATATACTGGCTCATGGGGTTCCCCAATTTTTATTGAGGATTCTGAACTGGCGATATTATGTTTAATAGAGCTTTTCAATGGGACCATATTGGCAATAGTTGATGACGGAATAAATGTACAAAAAAAGACATTTGACGGATCATCGTGGTCATCAAGCACTACAATAATTGCAAAAAGTCTGTTTGTTCCGTCTAATATAATGCAAAAAACCGACGGTACAGTTATTATATCCGGACATGAAGGCGGGCCGAATTATAATGGCATTAGTTACAATTATGATTATCTAAACAATGTATTATCAAATAAAAATACAATAAATGTAAGCGGTGGAACACTTAACAATTATCCAATACAATTAATTGAGCTCAGAAGTAAGACATTGATTGCAATATACTGGAAAACTGCGGCAGGGCCTATTGTAAGCAGGTCTCTTTCAAATGGCGTCTGGTCAAGCGAATCAATTATAAAATCAACCGGCGGTAATTTCCACGCATTGTTATCATTAGACGGTAGTTTATATATTCTATTTTCTGATAGAATTTCTGTCAGAAAAATAAACCCAGTCAACGCCGCAGTGACTGGCCATATCGGCGTGTCAATCAAGGTGACACTCAATGGCCCATCCACTAATCCGCGTATCATAAATGATGATACGCTGGAATACATACGCCTCAACAAAACATTGGCGACTGGTGATTACTTCGTTGTCAATACCGAGTTCGGAAAAAAATCTATCGAACTATGGTCTGGCGGCATAAAAACAAATGGGTTGGCCTATCTTGATCTTGGCTCGACGCTTTTCCAGTTGTCGCCGGGCGACAACACGGTGTACTATGAGGATGACGCGGTTGCAAGTACCGCGACGGCTACCATGGAATGGACGGAAAGGTATATTGGCGTATGAGTAACCCACGGGCACCGATATCAGTACTTGATAATACTTTGACAAAACTTGTCGAAGTTGATTGCTACAAAACGGCATACTTTGAGCAATCGCTGTCTGATTATGGTAGTTTTGAGATCCAAATCAATTGGAACATTATTGATGCCGCAGGATTTCGCTATGCCGAATATTTCACAATCGGGCGATTTGTTTTGATTGGCACTGATGGCAACAAATGCGGCCAGATCCTGGAAGTCGAGAAAAAGATAGACGAAGGTGGCAAAGGGTCGCAAATTGTTTCGGTCAGGGGAAAGCAAGCCAAGATCATCTTCAGCCAGCGAGTGGTCGAGCCTCCGGCTGGATACGCGAACTATACACAAACCGCAGTGGCGGAAACGGTCATGAAAACCGTTACGGCTGCCCAGCTTGGAAGCACTGCTACGGCCTCACGTCAGATTTCGATAATCAATATACCAACGACTGCGGGACTTGGCGCATCGTTTACATACTCCAGCCGCTACAAGCGCCTTGACAGCGACCTGACAAGCATTTCACAAGCCACCGGGCTTGGCTTCAACTTGCAACTGAATCTATCGACAAAGAAACTTGATTTTGTAGTGATATCTGGCGTCAACCGCACCGCCAGCCAAACGACAAATCCGCGTTGTATAATCTCGACCGATTTCGATACCCTGCGCACCGGTTCAATCAAAGACAGCTATGTGCTGTACAAAAACCTCATCATCGCTGCCGGGCAAGGCGTTGGCGAGTCGCGCAATGTGCGAAAGGTGTACTCCGGCACCGAGCCGACCGGTATCGCCAGGCGTGAGACTTTTGCCGATATGCGCGATCTTTCCACCAACGCCGATATTGACGCCAGGGGTGCTTCGATACTTTCAGCCAATGGCGTTAGCAAATTCATCGACGCATCGGCGCTGTCTTACTCGCAATATGTTTTAGGTGTTGACTATAACCTTGGCGACTTCATCACAATATCGGCTTATGACGAAAGCCAGGACGTGCAAATTACCAGTATCAAGGAAACATGGTCGCCGGCAAGCTATGACATATCCATTGGGTTTAACCGCGGTTATCCTGAATTGTCCAAAGTGCAATCGGCTGAATATCAGGCAACGGCTCAGGCGTTGAATAACAGCGAGCCGCCAATGTCCGGCTCCAACGCCAATGGCAATTGGATCAAGTATCCTGATGGGACGATGGAGCAGTGGGGGAATATTGACTTTACAACCGCATCATCAACAACTACCGACATAACAGTAGGGGCTTTACCTCTTTTATTTGCTAATACAGCATCGCCAACATTAACTTGGGCATTGGGTTGGGAAACTGTAGATTGGTCAACCAGAACTGTATGGCACGCAATGATTATCTCTGGATACGGGCCGGCTATTTCTGGAAGATACACACAGACTGGAGCAGGTAGGACTACTTCGATAAGATGGCACGCCATCGGGAAATGGAAGTAAAATGATACCAGAAAGCTACAAGCCAAACAATAAATCATACCAAGGCCCGGAGCGTAGAATGACAGACGACAAGACAATTCTCCATGACGTAGTGGTACTCGTAGGCCGCATCGACCAGAAAATCGAAGGTCTTGAGGAACGGATGGAACAGCGGATCGCTGATACCCGTGAACTCGCCAAGCAACAGTCGGCAAGCCTCGAAAACTTGCTCGATCAGCTACGCCGCGACAATGAACAGCGCCGGACTGATGACCTCCAGCAACACCGCGACCTGATCGCCGCTTTTGACAAACAGGTTGGCGTAACGGTCGATCTCTACAAGAACCATGAGGCCGAACAGGACGCCAGATTCGACGACATCGAGGAACGTGTCGCCAAATTGGAGCAAGCCCCGGGACAACAGGCGCTCAACGCAAAAGAGAAACTGGTCGAAATAGTCAAAGGCGCATTGATAACTGCTGGGGCTGGTGCTCTTGTAGCCGTAATCGCCGCATTGGTTCGCTGGGATGATTTCATCAAGCTTATCACAGGTGGTAAGCCATGAGCCGCAGGATTGACAAACTCACTCCAGATACCCAAGAAAAACTCAGTGCCGCTATTGCCGACATGAAAAGCAACGGCATCAAGTTTTTCATTGATTCCACTCTTCGCACCACAGAGGAACAACAGGCGCTCTATGCCCAGGGCCGGCAACCCTTAGAAATTGTCAACGAAAAACGCAAGATTGCCGGGCTGACTCCGATTGTCGAGCGTGAAAACAAATACACTGTGACCAACTGCGATGGCATCAAGATCAAGAGCCGGCACCAGTCGGGCAAGGCTGTTGATATTGTGCCTATTGACACCCGTGGCAATCCATACTGGCCGTCAATATTTTCGTCGGCTTGGATGCTGATTTCCACTTGCATGAAAAAGCAGGGATTCGCCTGGGGGGGGAACTGGACGAAGGAAAAAGATGGCATAGAGCCAGATTTACCACACTACCAAAACGATAATGGAGTATGAAATGCCTGAAATGAAAGCAAAAACCGCTTCGCTGGTCAGCAAGGTTATTGCCTTGGCTTGGATCATCGTTGGTGAAACTCTTATTGGGCTTGAGATTTTCAAGGGCCTGGACTGGGTCTCCGTCATCATCATCGGCTGTGTGATGGCCGTGGTGTTCATCAGCACTGACATTAGCCTCATCCTCAAAAATGTATCAGCGGGGAAAATCGACCTGACCGGTGCCGTACCAAAGGACGACAAATGACATGGACGCACTTGAAAAATTCAACGCATGGGTTCATGGGCTTCCGGCTTGGTGTCGCTGGTTTTTTGCTTTTCTTCTTACTCTTGCCATTATCGGCGCAAGTATCTTTTTTACCTTCTTTCGGCAACGAACCGAGCCAATTGAGTCAACCGGAAAAACCGGAGACGGAACCAGGAGCGAGCTTGATAGACAGACTGGTGGCGCAATTGGAAGCATGGGTGAACTGGTACGAGATGACGTGGACACCCTGGAGCCAGGCCGACAGGAAATGGCACGAAGCGGTGAAAGTCTCGTTGACGCAAGCCGCGATCTTATTGCAGAAGCAAAGCGAGCGAGCGGAAAAAGCGGAAAATGAAGTCGCCGCGCTCCGGCTTGAAATCGAGCGGCTGAAACGCGACCGGCTTGTCATCGGCGCAATTTCTGCCGGTGCCGGATCCACCCTCGGCGCTATACTGTCGGCAATCATCGAACAGGCGATAAGGCACTGAAAGATGCCAGCTTCGCCCGCCTGGCTGGCTCAGGTTGCAGGCTGTCGGCGCAGGCAAGCGCTCGGCAGTCGGGCTTTAGCCATGCTGCCCAACGGGCCGGCTTGGCTTGTTTTTGCTTGTGTATTTTGTTTGCGGCGATTTGCCGGCAAGTTCCCATGCTGACATGACGGACATTCGCACCGCCGATATGAAGTTGGCAAGCATCATTTGCCCTGGATCAAGTATCTCGATTATAGTCTGCATCATTTTATACGGTATCGTCGTCTTGCCCGAGCGATAGGCGCAGATGGTGTTTTTGCCGACGCCCATCAATTTTGCAAGATCATCGACGCTGACTTGCCTATGCTGCATCATGATTATGAGCAATACACCGGCCCGGCGATGGTCATCAGAAAACGATTTACTCAAAACAAGTTCTCCTTTATCAGATAGGCATTCTCTGATTCATCGGACAAAAACCAACGCTGGCCATCAACGATGCCAAGATAGATACGCTTGGCGTGCATCTGCTGTGATAGCTCGTAGGCTCGGTGTATTGCGTCTGATATCGCACAGCAACCGATGAGCGCTATGGCAATTGCAAACAAGAAGGCGATGATGATCTTTTTCATGCTTAACTCCAAAGTTCCCCGGCAGGTCAACGACACCACCGGGGCAAGATATGTTCCATACTTCCAAGCGTCACAGGTCACCCCGTATACGCGCATCCAGGGGCTTATTGGTGTAGCCCTGGCCGGCGTTCTTAGCGCCGGAGCCTTCCTTTGTTTGTGATTCACCCACCCATACGGGCGGTGTTATTCTTTGATCCTCAGCTTATCGGTGGGGATGCCAAGCTTCTTGGCAATCTCCGCGATGGTCAATTCGGTGACGGATTTTTCTTCGTTGAGTATAGCGAACCTCCAGTAAACAATAATGCCTGATGGGTAAAGAACTACGTTTCGATAGGGTTCATTGACCTCTTCATAATAACCCAGGAAAATCGTTCCAGTCTCTCTTGATCGTGCATCTTCTTCCGATATGTCACTGACCCGGCACGGGTCGCCGCGCTTGAGGCCGTTGGGCGAATCGGTTGATTTTGGTGTGGTCTCTTGCATTTCCAGTTCCTCCATTCTTTGTTTGGCGCGTTGTTTGTTTTCTTTCAGAGTAGAGCGCCGATTGATGCAATCAACGCCCGTTAATACTTTAGAAAACGGACAAGCTTTACCGGAATCAACGCAGACACATCCTTCGCACCACCCTGTTTCGATGATCTGGTTCAGCACATCGCGCCAATCGGGGCGCAGTTTGTAGGCGCTCATGGCTGTGCCTCTTGTCCAGTAAATGGATGCAATTTTTTTATATCATATTGATATACCCGCCATTGATCCATTGTATAGTTGGTTTTATTCAGCCTGTTGAACGCATTAAGCTCCGCTACGCCGTAAGTTACGTTAGCAAGAATGCAAGCAAGAAGAATTATTATTAAAAGTCCCAGTATATAAGCTATAGCGTATTTCCAATCTTTCATATCTTCCTCCATTTTTCCAGCACGGCGCGGGCATCTTTTACTGTGTTCATTCTTGGAGCACAGCCACCACGGGTGTCTGTGATCGTATCTTCCAGCGCCTCCCGCATCTCATCGATGCACTGGGCCTGTTCTTCGATCTTCGCCAGGGCATTCTTAAGCGCCTCGGTGTTGCGGATGCCCTCACGCATAGGACAGTCCTCATTACTGCATTCGCCAACGGAATAGACTCGGTGCCCGCAATGCTTGCATATATCGTAGATGGTCATTTCTTCCTCCATTTTTCCAGCACGGCGCGGAGCTTATCAGCACGTGCGCGGTTGCGTTCAGATTTTTCTTTCTTGTTATTGATAGCATGATAGGTTGCGTATTCAGCAAACCAGCTATACCCATACTCCAGCGCCTCCCGCATTTCTTTGATGCACTGGGCTCGCTGGTCGTTAATGTCGCGCTCTTTTTGTATGCCGCGACAAGGCGGGCTATCTTCCCACGGTGACGTGCATTGCACTGACTTGTAGTGCCGCAATTCTTTTTCCAGTTCCTCTATCCGCGCCAAGGCATTGTAAAGCGTTTGAGTGTTGTCGGTGCAAATGGTGAGGTTCTCATATCCAGGGCAGGTTTTGTTGCCACACTTGCCCATAGCGGTGTATGGATGTCCACAGTGTTTGCATATGTCGTAGATGGTCATTGTTCACCTGCTTCGCGCCATTCTTTCACAGCGTCATCTATCGCGTCGTCCAGGGCTTCTTTTGACATTTCGCCGAATTCTATCATGGCGTCGTATAATTTTGCCGCCTCGTACAGCAGTGCCGATGCAACAGCAATTCCGTCAGCCATTGTATCAGTAGCCACGCTGCTGGTTTTGTGGGCGCGATCATTTTTGACGGCTATTTCAATTGTATAGATTGACTTTTTTTCACTCATCGTCATCCTCCTGGTACTTGACTTCAACGATGGGCTTGCCGCATTTGGGGCAGAAGCGTACATCGTTTTCCTTTGGCGTGCCTTCATCGAAGTACCAACAAGCGCCACACTCGCCTTCCCATGTGTATGGCATATCCCCATGCGGGGAGGATTCCTTCCAGGTGCATTCTTGGGCACTCATTCAGTCCTCCGTTTCCCAGGCTTCAAGCTGGGCGATCAACGCGGCGGCGGCGGCTTGGCGCTCGGCGGCGGTGGTTGCCTCCAGCCAGCGAAAAAATGGCGATCCTGCACATGTGCATCTAAAATCATCACTGGTTGCCAGCGGGCATCCTATACAATCACAATGCCGAAACACCGTGCAACATGGGCAACTTGCGTGTTGCAATCGGATTTCCTTGTACCGTGGGAAGTCTACGGCCTTGCTTTTAATGGTAATCTCCGGGTGATCCCGGAGAAAAGACCAGAACTCGACGGCGAGCTGCTTATAATAGCTAAGTGGCTTTTTCATATCCTCTCCATCGAAGGCGAGTATTTGTTGGCGATTTCTTTCAGGGAAGAAAGCTTGATATTTCCATAGGTGCAATCAGCGATTGCCTGTTCCAGTTCATAGATGCGCGACTCAAG